AAACCTATTCAAGAAAGTGTTGTGATGGTAGTTACCAAGCACAAGGTATAGGAAATGTTACAGGAACAGAATAAAAAGGTAACAAACTAATAATTAAGTTATTGTATATATATAAAAGTAAATTATGAAACCAGACGTAAAAAGAATACTTACTAAGTTAAGTGAAAACAAAATAGAATTGGCTGCAAGAAAACCACAGGCAATTTTAAAAGATGCTGAAAAATTAGATTCTCAAATTGATCAACAAAAAAACAAAATAGAAAAGGTTTGGAGTAGTTATAAAAAAGCTTGGAACGAATGGCAAGATTTTTTAAATATAGTAGATGAAAAAGCAACACAAATTTATCTTGATGTTAATGAAACTGCAGATAAATTAAGAGATTTAGGTATTGAGCCAAAAAGTGTTTCTGAATTAATGAAAGCAAACGATTTAGGTGCAAGAGCTGGTAGAGATGTTAGTGGATTAAAAAAATTGTATAGTAAACCTGAGTAAAAGGTAACAAACTAATAATTAAATTATTGTATATATATGAAAGCACAAGATATGTTAAATAAAGTAAAAGAACTTATTGGGGTAGAACTCCAAGAAGAAATAAAGTTAGCTCAGGCTACTTTAGAAAACGGAACTGTTATCGAAAGTGAAAGCTTCGAAGCAGGAAGCGAAGTTTTTATTGTTAGCGAAGAAGACAAAGTTGCTTTACCTATTGGGGATTACACTTTAGAAGATGGTGAAATTTTAATTGTTGAAGAAGAAGGCATTATAGCATCTATCGGAGCAATTGAAGAAGAGGCACCAGCTGAAGAAGAAGTTGAAGCAGCAGAAGAGGAATTGGCTTACGCAACTAAAGAAGAACTTGCAGAAGTTAAAACAATGATTGAAGAAATTAAAGCAATTATTGAAAAGCAAGAAATGTCTAAGGTTGAAGAAACTAGTGAAGAAACTGTTAAAGAAAAAGACTTAGAGCTTTCAGCGGTTGAAGCACCAGTTGAAAAGGTAAAGCACAACCCTGAAGCAAAAAGCGAACAAGAAATAAATCTATTGAGCCAAAAAAGACAAGGCAATTCAACAATGGATAGAGTTTTAAGAAGATTAAACAACTAATAAATAAATAAAAAATGGCGACAACTACATCTATCACAACTACTTATGCTGGTGAGTTTGCAGGAAAATATGTTTCTGCTGCACTTTTGAGTGGTTCAACTTTGGCAAATAATTTAATCACTATTAAGCCAAACGTAAAATTTAAAGAAGTGATGAAAAAAGTAGCTTCTGATGCTATCGTTAAAAACGGAACTTGTGATTTTACAGCAACTTCTACTTTGACTTTAACAGAAAGAATCCTACAGCCTGAAGAATTTCAGGTAAACCTACAATTGTGTAAAAAGGATTTTGTATCTGACTGGGAAGCAATTTCTATGGGATATTCAGCTTTCTCTGACCTACCATCTAGCTTTAGCGATTTTTTAATTGCTCACGTTGCTGGTAAAGTAGCACAAAAAACAGAACAAAACATCTATCAAGGTACAAATGCAACTGAAGGAGAATTTGATGGATTTGAAGTTACTCTAGCTGCTGACGGTGATGTTATCGATGTAGGAGCAGGTGCTGCTGTTACTGCTGCAAATGTTGTAGATAAAATTGGTCTTACAGTTGATGCAATTCCTTCAACCATTTATGGCTCAGAGGACTTGCAAATTATTGTTGCTCCAAACGTATATAGAGCTTATGTAAGAGCTTTGGGTGGTTTTGCTACAAACGTAGGTGCTGCAGGTACAGATAACAAAGGAACACAATGGTTTAACGGTGGAGCTTTAACATTTGATGGTATCAACGTTGTTTTAGGACAAGGGATGAGCTCAGATAAAATGATTGCTGCCGAGAAAAGCAACTTGTTCTTTGGAACTGGTCTTTTATCAGATTCTCAGGAAGTAAAAGTAATTGATATGGCTGACATCGATGGTTCTCAAAATGTTAGAATCGTTATCAGATACACAGCTGGAATTCAGCACGCGATTGGTTCAGATATTGTGCTTTACTCGTAAAAATTTCAAAAAAAAATAACTTAAAGGGTGGGTGAGCCAATGAGCCTACTCACCCTTTTTTAATACAAAAAAACAGATGGCTTGCGATTTAACACTTGGCAGAAAAGAACCTTGTAAAGATGTTATCGGCGGATTGAAGGCAATCTATTTCACTGACTTTGGTGATCTAGGTACTGCAACAATCACTGATGATGTAATTACGGATTTAACAGGGACTTTTACTGCTTTTAAATATGAACTCAAAGGAAATTCTAGCTTCGAGCAAGCTATAACTTCTTCAAGAGAAAATGGTACTACATTCTTTGACCAAACACTTACTTTGACACTAAAAAAATTGTCTAAAGAAGATAACAAAGAAATTAAACTTTTAGCATACGGAAGACCTCACGTGGCTGTTGAAGATTATAACGGAAATGTTTTTGTTATGGGTCTTGAAAATGGCGCTGAAGTAACTGGTGGAACTATAGTCACTGGAGCTGCAATGGGAGACCTTTCAGGTTACACATTAACACTAAATGCACAGGAAAAACTTCCTGCAAACTTTGTTGATGCTCCAACTGCTGCTGATCCTTACGCTGGGATGGGTTCTGCAACTGTAACGGTAACAGTAGGAACAAATTCATAAAAGAATTATGTTTTCATAAATTAGAGGGCTTTATGTCCTCTTTTTTTTGTCTTATAAATAACAAAAAAGTAAAAATATTATTGTTATAGTATGATAATATTACAAGAAAGCGGGTCAGCACAAAATATTGATTTTATACCACGAGAATATACAAGTGGTTCTTCTTATACTGTAAAGATTTTAAACGAATCAACAAACAAACAAGTATACAGCCAAGCAACTACAGGAATAACTCAAGAACTATATTACAACAGATACAACGCAATATTTCCAGTAAAACAAGATATTTTTTACATACTAACAATTCTTTCTGGAACTGATGTAATATTTAAAGATAAAATATTTTGTACTAATCAAGTAATTTCAGATTACACAGTAAACAACGGTGAGTATGTTTCAAACGACACAGATAATGAATTTATTTTCGCATAATGGATAATTTACATATAGTTAATTTAGCATCATACAATAGACCTAAGATTACGGAAGACAAAAAACGTAAATGGGTCAATTATGGTGAGGACAACAATTACTATTCTTATTTAATTGATTTATATACCAATTCAACAACTAACAACGCAATCATAAACGGAGTTAGTCAAATGATATATGGTAAAGGAGTAGACGCTTTAAATAGCAATTCTAAGCCTGATGAATATGCAGCTTTAAGGTCAATATTTAGTAATGAAGATTTAAGAAAGATTTCTTTAGATTTAAAACTACTAGGGGAGGCATCATTTCAAGTTCTTTACAAAGATAGTAGGGTTGTAAAATCAGAACACTTTCCAAGACAAACCTTAAGAGCTGAAAAATGTAATGAAGATGGGGATATTGAAGCTTATTATTATTTTCACGATTGGGCTAACTTAAAACCAAACGATAAACCTTTAAGAATTGCTTCTTTTGGATTTGGTAACGGAAAGGAATCTGAAATCAAAATTATAAAAAGATACGTTTCTGGATACGATTATTATGCTCCTGTGGATTATCAAGGGGGGTTAGCTTACGCTGAACTAGAAAATGAAATATCAGACTACCTTATCAATGACGTACAAAATGGTTTTAGTGGAACTAAAGTAGTCAATTTTAACAACGGAGTCCCCGACAGGGATAAACAACTTCAGATTAAGTCTGATGTAATGCACAAACTATCAGGTGCAAGAGGTGAAAAGGTTATTATTGCTTTTAACAACAATGCAGAAAGCAAAACAACAATAGACGATGTTCCTTTAAACGATGCCCCTGCTCATTACGAATACCTTTCAAATGAATGTACTGGTAAGCTTATGGTTTCACACCGTATTACTTCACCATTGCTTTTAGGTATTAGAGATGGAAATTCTGGACTAGGAAACAACGCAGACGAAATAAAAACTGCTTCACTACTATTTAACAACGTAACTATCAAACCATATCAGGATTTGATTACTGATGCAATGGATGACATACTAGCGGTTAATGGTATTAGCCTTAAATTGTATTTTAAGACGTCTCAGCCGCTTGAATTTATAGAAACCGATAATGCCATCACTGACGAGGCTAGAGAGCAGGAAACAGGCGTTAAAATGTCTAAGGAAGAGTTTGATTTTGATGATGACGAAATGTTTAATTTACTTCAGGAGTTTGGAGAGGATGAAAACCTTGAAGAATGGGAGTTAGTTGATGAGCGTGAAGTAGATTACGATCAAGAAGAAGCTTTAGATAAAATGATTGGTCTAGCAAGTACGGGAACAGCTTTACCAAACACAAAATCCAAACAAGACAAAAAAGTTGATGGAGTACAATTTAAAGTAAGGTACACATACAGTCCACAACAAACTTCTGCCAATAGTAGAAAGTTTTGCAAATTAATGACAGGTCAAAACAAACTATACAGAAAAGAAGACATTATAAATATGGGTAAAAAACCTGTAAATTCAGGTTGGGGTAAAGGAGGAGCAGCTACATATTCTATCTGGAAATATAAGGGCGGTGGCAACTGTCATCATAAATGGCTTAGACAAACTTGGAGGGGAAAAACAGAAGGTAACCTTGCAAATCAAGAACCTAATATTTCAACAAATAAAGCAAGAAAAGAAGGTTTTAATCCTGTAAATGAAAAAGAGGTTTCAATGAAGCCAAAGGATATGCCTAATCAAGGATTTGTAAATAAATAATATGGCACAAGGATTATTCATAACAAGAAAAGACTTAGTTAAATTCACATCGGTAAACGGTGGTGTAGATACAGACAAGTTTATTCAATATATAAAAATCGCTCAAGATATTCACATTCAGAATTATCTAGGAAGCGACTTATTTAACAAAATAGAAACAGACATTGAAGGCGGTGTATTAGCTGGGGATTATTTAAGCCTTGTAACGGACTATATAAAGCCTATGTTGATACATTGGGCAATGGTTGAGTACTTACCCTTTGCAGCATATACAATTGCAAATAAGGGCATCTATAAGCATAATAGCGAAAACTCACAAAACGTTGAAAAAGACGAAGTAGATTTCTTAATGGAAAAGGAAAGAAATATTGCTCAGTATTACACTGAAAGATTTATTGAATATATGAGTTTTAATGCAGCTGGTAAATTCCCAGAGTATTACACTAATGCAAACTCGGATGTGTACCCTGATAAAGATGCAAGTTTTGAAGGATGGGTTTTATAAAAAGATCGTACAAACCAAAAGAAAAAAACGTTAAAAGGTTAATTCAATACCTTAAAAAAGAATATATAACAAAAAGCGAAAAAAATTATTGTTATAGTATAGATAAAACAAAAATATGAATTTTGGAAAAATTTATCCTGTAAGTTGGTTTGGAAACACAAATTACACTAATGGATGGGGAAATATTTATCCTATACAATAAAAAAACAATATGAATTTTGGAGAAATTTATCCTGTAAGTTGGTGGGGAGAAACAAATGCAGCAAATGGATGGGGTATAATTTACCCTTTCAATGCAGATGGTAGCTTATTTTCAGTGGATACAACCTCAGAAACAAGTGATACAACAATTTTTAAAGCAGACGCAACACAATATTAAAAGATAAAAAATGGCTAAACAAGTAATAAATATCGGAACTACTGCCAACGATGGGACAGGCGATCCATTAAGGACGGCATTCGATAAGGCAAATCAAATGTTCACCGAATTATACGATGACGATGCAGGAGATGTTAATTCAATAATTGCAACGGCACCAATTGTAAGAGATTCGCCAGATGGAAATGTAACTATTTCATTAGCAGACTTAGGAGTAACAACTGCTAAACTAGCTAATGATTCTGTAACCTATGGCAAGCTAGGAGCTGAATTTACAACTACGGACGCAGTTACAACCGAATTAGCATTTGATGACCATCAAGTATTTACTAAAACAATGACTACAAATACTACATTTACATTTACAGGCGCTAATATTGGAATGGTTAAAGACTTTGTTTTAACAGGGGATTTTGTCCCTACATTTCCTGTAGGAACTAAAACGGTTGCAGGTACTTATGACGGTACTGTTTCAAACTTAATACAAATAGTAGCAGTAGCAGATGGAGACTACTGGTTATCAATCTCACAAGCACAATAAAATGGTAGGAATAGAAATAGACGGAGTAGTAAAAATATTTAAATCAGTACCTAAAACTTGGACTGATGAAAACGGATTACACTTAAACATTAAAGACGGTTCTGCATTTGGATTTAAAAGTGTGGTTAAACCTAATATCGATAGCGACACTCAATCTTTAGGAAACTTATATTTAGATGCAGATAACGATGTCTATACAAGAGAGATAATTGAAAAAGACTTTGATGCTACTTATGAAGATGAAGATGGTAATGTATTACCTTCTTACGATTTAGATGGCAAGAAAGCAGAATTGATTAAAGGCTTAAAAGCAACAAGCGGTTCTCTTTTATCTTCTACAGATTGGCAAGTTGTAAGACTAGCTGAAAGAGGTATCGCAATAGACGCTGAGGTGGCTTCTAAGAGACAATCTATCTTAGACAAGTGTGATAGCAAGGAAATAGAAGTAAATGCCTTAGATAGCTTCCTAGGTGCCTTAAAATACAATACAAGTTTCTATACAGAACAGTTAGACGAAAATGGTGATGTAATAGTAGACGAACTGGGTAATCCAATTTTAGCAATTTAAAACTTAGTATATGCTCGGTAAGAGACTTATAAATTCAAACGATGCAGCAAGTGTTGCTTGTGCTTCTGATGAAGTAGATATTTTTGGAGACAGTTCTGGTGTGGCATTGTACCAACTTAATTGGGATGGCTCTGATATGAGTGGTAACTATGACGGTACATCTACAGACATTAC